TTGCTTCGGCTTCGAGGTCGGTCAAGTGCCTACTAATCCAAGGCCCGATACGACTCCACTTATCGGCCGAAATGTTTCCACGTGCGCCGGCTCTCGCCTCTCTAATAGTTTGTTCGGTAACTCCATCACCGGCCAAACCTTCTTCGTAAAGTTCCACGCCACGCCTGAAAGCCGCTCTCATATATGCCGGCGGTGTTAGGTCGACGTCACGTTTCTCGGCTGAAAGACTTCGGGTACTCTTTGGATGGTCGCTAGGAAGTAAGTCGTTATCGGTGACGTAGTTGGCCGATTCAGGTTCGCCGTTTCTCAATAGGTAAAGATATGCATTGACTCGAGCCATTGCCCAAGCCGCCCTTGAGATACCGGGACGGTGTGAAGTTGAATAAGCTCCGGCACCCCTTCGGTAGACGGCTCTTAGCTGACCGATTGTTGTTCGAGTCCAACTTGGACGGTCGGCTTCCTCCATTGCTTCATTGTGTTCTTTGACCTTGTTTCGTAAAGACTTTTCAACTCGGTCGGAAAGCTCGATATCGTTTCCCGCTCCAGATGCCGAACCGGGTTCGTTTTTTTCACTACCTTCGATTTGGTCTTCCGGTGGAGCCGGCGTCGAGGCGTCGTCGTGTTGCGCCCGATAGCCACTTGTTCCAGTAAGTTCCTCATAACGTCCGTGAGTCGAACAAGGCATATATATGGTCTCACCGTTCTCGTCCATTGTGTGAGTGCCTTCGCAACCAAGTTCCTCGGCCCGGTCGAGTGCTTCTTGTTCAGTCGTAAACTTATCGCCGGGGAGTGCGGCTCTCAAATCTCTGAAGTTCTCCCCTTCGTATTCTCCACCGGGTTCCAATTCCTCCGCCAAGCTGATTGCGATGTGATGGTCGATTGCTTCTTGTCGAGTGCGGTGACAAAAAACAAGTTCACCTTCTTCCTTTACGACGGCAAAGCCTTCGCAATCGGGGTGGTTTCCGGTCCAAAAATAGGGCATAGTCTAATCCTGAGTTATTCTCAAAACTCCAAGGTCTAGGCCGTTGGGGTTGCTAACGGCGTAAAGTTCATCACTTGGCCCAAGGTGAAGAATGGTTGTCTCTCCCGGGTCAATATGAATTGAATTGTTTATGGTGACGTTCTCGTCTCCAAGGTGAATATATTCGTTCGAGGACTTTGTCATATTGTGGAGATGAACTTCTTGCTCCATTGAGTCCCTCGGCACTACCAACGTCGGGGTCGTGTTGGATAGTGTGTGAACGGCGTTATGAATCGGCATTCTCGTCCCCTTCCACGTCGTAAGCCTCTGAGGGGTTCTCTGGATTTAGATTCTGCAATCCCTGAAGCTGAACGCTTGGAACTCCGGTGTGGTCGATGCTTGGGAGTCCAATAGCTTCCAAAACCGCTTCGGGGTCATAGCCGACCATTACAAGGTCACGGGCCATCTTGACTTTTTGGGTCTCGGAAGAAAGTGTGGCGTTTTCAATATTGACGTTGGCCAACGGAACTCGGGGAGTGTTTGCACTTGGGTCGTCGATTGAGTTCAAGTTTTCTTGGCGACGGACGTCGTTGATTGTCAAATAACCCGCTTGAAGTCCGCTTGAATATGCCTTGGTTCGGGTGTCGATGTCTGCCCGTAGTAGTCCGTTGAGATTCCAACTTAGGAAACCGTTTGCGCCGGCGTTTGACCTTTCGAGCAACGGAGAGAATCCGTCCTCGAGCTTGCTAATAATTGGACGCAAACAGTGGGTTACCCAAGCAAGATTGTTGGACTCGACGGAGTTATAGGACATTCCTTTGTCTAGTCCTAGCAAGTGCGGTGGAATGTTGAAAATTCTTGCAACGTCGGCGACGGCGTGTTTCCGTGCGTCGAGTAGTTGCGATTCTTGAGGATTGACGGTTGTCGGATTGTATTTCGCTCCACCTGTTAGAACGGCGGTCTTGTGCGCTCTTTGCCAACCTCGATGTCTAGCGTCAAATGATTCTTGAAGTGTCTTGGCTTGGTCGGCCGAAAGATTTCCCGGGAACTCCAAAATTCCTGAAGTATGAGTTCCGCTTCCGAAGAATGAAGCTGAATAGGCTTCGAGTGCTTGCGCAAGTGAAAAGTTTGTTTTGAGTGCGTCAATTCTTGAGGTGCCTCGGATATGCCCCGGCTTGACTACGTCAGGAATGAAAACAACTTCCTCAGTTGAAAGAAGTTGCTTTTCTCCACGAACCTCGAACATTACACGGCCGATTCCGTTTCTCTTTACCTTGACGTTTTGGGGGTTGAGAACGTTCATATTCACAATCTCGCCACGGTCATTCGAATAGACACGGATAAAAGCGTTTCCCTCCAACAACATTGAGACAATGACGGAACCGTAGAAAGCCGCCTTTGTCGTGTCAACGTCTGGTTTCTGAATCCAACTTGGAGCGGGACGAAGTGGTCGCCGGTCTCCGCTAACTTTGACGAAGGCGTCAACCGGTAGCGTGGAAACTGTCTGGCTTATTAGTGAAATCGCTGAGAATACGGCGTTGATTGTGAAAACGCTGTCTTGGTTGACAATTGTTCCGGCCGTAGCCTTCATCTCAAAATTGTCGCCCGAGGCGAAAACGCTCTGAAAAGAAAGCGCCCTATTCTCGAAAAGGTTACCTAGCATTCTTTCTCTCCATTGCTATCCCGAAAGCCAAAGCGAAACCGCCGGCTAGTATTATTCCAAGGGGAGCGAATATCAACCCGACTCCAACCGAAACGGCCGTGGCTCCCAAAATTTGGATTATCGTTGCCAAATGCACCGTCCTAAACAAAAACTTGAGGAATCATTTCCTCTTCCATCCTACCCGACAAAGCTCGATTGAATGCAATCACGGCCGCAACGGCGGCGTCAATACGTCGAGACGAACTTCGTTTATCTTTGACGATTCGAGTTCCAAGGTTGTCCGTCTTGACTACGGCGTTGTCAATATGGCGAGCAAGCGTCGGGTCTCCGTCTTGTTCCATCTTGCTATCGACAACGGCGTCATAGAATCCAGCGCAAGCGGGAATCATTCGACGAGCCGACGTTGAGGGAAACTCGACAATCGGGACGCCCTTTTCAGCGAGAACCTCCATTGACCTTTGCCACCGATAGGGGTCGCAAGCAACTTCCCGAACCTTTGGAAATTTTTGCGTAAAGTCCAAAATCGTTTCTTCGACCTCGGCGATGTTTACTCGCCAATCTCTATCGTGAATATTCTCGTCTTTTTCCCAAGTTTTCACCATAAAGATGACGGGAAGTTCATCTTCCTTTGGAACGGTGCAACCAACTATCACCGTGGCGTCTCCAGAGAACGAACCGTCAAATCCCAAGACGTATTCTTGTTCGGGGTCGAGTTGAAATTCTCTTTCTCTATCTTGCCAAGTTCCAGTTGGTAGCCAAGCCGATTGCGTTGAAACCCATTGATTTAGTCGCTTCGTTTTGAATTCGTTTTCCGTAGTTCGGCGGACGGCACTTTCGAAGTCGACGGCGGAGTTGATATCGTCATATCCCGGGTTTGCAATCGCCCAAGTCTTTGGGTCTCGATAATCCGATTCCGCTGGTGCTTCATACCAACCCATCCAGAAACTCGGGTCGTCAACTTCGCCCCGGGCAACTCGTTGGCCATATTGGTACAGCGTGTAAGCGATGGTATCTTGTCCGCTAATGCTTTCAGTTTTGACGCCGCTGGTCGTGATTGCGATTAGTTGCGCACTTGGTCGAGCGGCCATTGAAAGGGAAGCGACGTCGAAAAGTTTGCGAGTCTTTGCGGTGTGAAGCTCGTCGTATACGACCGCCGTGCTTGACGTACCCTCGAAACTTGAATCTTCAGCGCTTCGAACTCGATAGACGGAACCGGTTGAGGGGACTTCGATAGCGTCTCTATATAGTTTCACCATTTCCATAAGTTCGGGATTTCGCTCGACCATTTTCTTGGTGTCGCCAAACACGATTCTTGCTTGTTCTTTTTCTGAAGCGAGTGAATAAATTTCGCCACCCCTAGGTCCCAGAAACAAATGAAACAAAGCTAATACGGAACCCATTGCGGATTTTCCGTTTTTCCTCGGCAATCCAAGAAGCGCCACCTTTTTTTCTAGGTTGCCTTCTTCGTCTTTGGCAAGAATCTGACGAAAGACTTCTTTCTGCCACGGACGTAGAACCATAGGGTCACCCATCCCGCCGGCGATTGAGTCTTTGGTGATTATCCCGAAAGCTTCGGCGAAGTCAATGGCAAGTTCGCCGTCTCCCCGGTCGATTGATTCTTGGGAAACGGGAGTCAACCATCTCGGTGGCCAGTTATCCGTCACGTCTCTCCATCAGTTGCTCAAGTTTGCTTTGTCTCTTAACCTCGGCCAAACCTAATCGAGTTCTCTCGGCTGGAGAGAATCCAAGTTGTCCAAGATTTGAAGCGATATCTTTTTCCAGTTGTCGAAGTGCGGCTCGTTCGTGCCAAGCTTCCATATTGTCCAAGACAAAAGCTCTGAGAAGGTCTCTCTCATCCAGCTGTTCACAAACTAACTGGACTAATTCAATGTCTGTTCTATTGCTCAACCACAGCTGAGCGCCATTCCAAATCCTGTCCCAGAGATTCTTTCCTGATAGCTCAAGAGGTCTCAGGGGCTGGGGAACATCCTCTGACATTGGCAGAACAACATCAGTGACAGGCTCTTTGTAATTCTTTGAGCCGATTTTCTTTTTGACTTCTGCTGGTTTAGGAGGGTTGGGCAATTTGGTTTCCTTTTCTCACATTGCAAATCCAGTGAGCTAGTTTCAGGTTCTCTGGGTCATCGGTTCCACCTTTGCTAATGGGGATGACATGATCTAGGGATGGACCCATGCGAGCCATTGAGGGCAGCGACTCATCAACATGCTCACCACACAAATGGCATGTCCACAAATCTCTCTCTGCAATGTCTTGAAATCGGGAGTGAGCTATGTATCGATAGCGCCTCCGTTTTGCATTCTT